AATTGTTTTTATTAAGGAAAGTTCCGAGTCATATACATTTATCGTTCTAACGTCAGAAGGGTTGCTTCCGTCAGTCACCGAAACTACGTATCCCTCGCCGCAGCCGATAGCAGACCGCCCGCTCAAGTTGATAAGGTCTGACGTCACATAGCTGCCAAACCCCGACAGATCGCTATTTACTTTATATAGCCTTGGAAGAGTAAGGGATGCAGTTGTTGTCAGAACATATAGGCCGGTGTCGCGGCTTTCGCAAACCGCCACCGGAACTCGTGAATCAGGAACAGATACGGTGTCATCGCCATTCCATATCATGTCTCCACCTGGGGCGGCTATCCTTGCCCAGAACTTTGAAACATCCGATCTTCCACGCAGGTTTGACAGAGATGATCCTCCAACGGGATTGCTATAGATCGTCAGCGTTGTTGCACCGTGGAATACCTTTGTCAGATAAACAGATACAGACCCGAACGGGAGCTCATAAAAATAGCCTTCGGCTTTATTGTTTATTAGGTTTGTCGAGTAAATATTATTTGTCGAGAGCTTAGATGGAAATGACCTGCTTTCTATGATGTAGCTGCTAAGCGTGCTGCTTGATACAAGCTCGACTTTTACTGGAGCTCCAATCAGCGTGTTCCCATATTTAGCTAGCGGCCAATCATAGAAAACGATGTAAGCGACCCCGCGATAAGCCGGTGTGCTACCGACACCCATCTCAGCTTCCATGCGCGGGTCTGGCATCTGATCGTCCGTGCCATAGTAGATCTGGAATCCAGTCTCTGCTTTGTTACTAGCGATGATCGTTTCCAGCTCATCCGAGTCGGCGTTATAAATCAGATCCGGGCCAACCCAGATTCGTCGCACGCCTGAAATTCCGGCCGCAGGAGCATCAGTGAGTGCAACGGCGAACGTGGAGAAATAGGTATACGTTTCGATGGTCGAGCCGCCGCCACCGCCTTTTCCTCCCTGCTTTTTCTTCTTGATGACCTCTTTCAGTTGATTGTTCTCGACCCAGAACACGGTCCCAGCATGGCCTACGGTTCCGTAATCGCGCGCCAGAGGATTACCAAACTGAAACCCCTGAACGGCGAGATCGTTAAGACGAGGGCCGCGAATGGTCGGGCCTTTTGGCGGGTCAATCAGCGACCCGGCCGTCATCCCCAGCGATAGCCAGATCGGGTTGCCGGTGTAGGCAGTAGCGATAGCCCCGACTATAAAGCCGGCCCACTGGCCGACTGTTTTATCTGCCATCTGCCGGCTCCGTGATGCGGTAGACGTTGGTGATGCGTGCGCGCCATTCAGGCGTCAAGGAGTGCTCGACCACGCGCTGCATGTCAGCGTAGGCGTGGACGATGGTTGATCCGGTGTAGATGGCGACGTGCATCGGCTCGGTGAATCGATGCATCGTCATCAGCAACACATTGCCGGCCTCAATCTCACGCGGCCTCACTCTTTCAAGGCACGGCTGAGCATCGAGGACGGCGCGAATCATGTTTCGATATGGCAGGCGCGGGTAGCCGGCGAGGTCATCGTGCGGAAGGCCGAGCGACTTCAGCACATGCACCAGCACGCCAGCGCAGTCGATGCCAACACCGGGCAGGCGGCCTTGGTGCCGGAACGGCGTGCCCATCGTTTCGCGGGCAATCGCGACGATGTGATCAGGGTCGATCATGCCGCACCTGTGCCGATGGACTGGTAGACGGAAGAGGTGGGAGCGCGGTCAAAGGCGCCGCTGTTGATGGCGTTGCTGAACTTGTCGCGGCAGTCCTCTTCGCGCCGCTTGCGGCATCCAGGGATCATTTCGTAGGCGTCACCCACCTGCACCGGGTACGGCCACGACTGGTATAGCTCGACCGTGCCGTCAGCTTCGTGGCGCTTGATCTCTTCGCTGAGAAGTCCGGCGTTATTGCCGCTGGTGAGCCGTATCGAGCCAGCGCCGAACCAGTCGGCCGCCTCGGCCCTTGCGCTGTCCCTGAACACGCTGCGCGACGTGACGTGCGTGATGGTGCCTGTTACCTTGAAATCAGCGAGCGCGGGGCCGTCCGGGTTGCTGCGCGGGCCAGTGCAGCGGCTGCGCTCCCACGGAATCACGACGCCGTCGAGCGTTTCGTCAAACAGCGTCCACGGACAGAGCGGAGAGATCGTGCGGCCGGTCGACTGGTTGGCAGCGTCGATCAGGCTCATCAGCTCGAAGACGTAGCGGTCATCCTGCAGCTTTGCCTTGCCGAGCAGGAACTTTCCGAGCGGCTCTTCGTCCTCTGTCGGTGCGCTCCAGGTGGTGGCGAACACATAAGCGCTGGCGTTATCCCAGACCCTGCTTTCTATCTCAGCGCGGTCGAGATAGCCGGTTGCATCGTCCACCACCCCGCGCAGATCGATCACGCTCGGCGCCGTGCCTGCTGTCGTCGACAGGCCGGTGAATTCGTAGCCGCTGCCAGCGTTGTAGTCGGCGGTGTCGCTGCCGGCTTCAAGTTTCAGGTCACGCGGAAACTGAACAAACTTCGCAGGTTCAATTCCCGGCATGACGGACTCGATCCGCACGCAGTAAATCCGCGCGCGATAGTCAGCAACAGTCGATTTCATCAGCCGGGGTTCAGGATTTCGGCGAGGTTGACCTGCGTGCTCAGCACGTTCAGGTTGCTGTAGGTGATGCCAGAGAGATCGACTTCGAATCGAACCGGAATATCGAAGTAGCAGCCAGCCATGACCGCCTCGCCAGATTGCGGACGGGTGTTTGACTGGCCACCACTGGTATAGGCAGAGAACCCGGTCGAGTTAATGTTGACCGTGACTGTGGTCCCGCCAATGCCTGTCACTTCGCCGCGCAGACCATTGATCTCAGTCATGCCGGCTACGCCGGAGAAGTGCAGGGAATCGCCGACAACCACGCCATGCGCAGCGCCGAGCGTGACAACTGCAGACGCTGCCTGCGTGATGCCGGTGATGGTCTTCTGCTTGTTGGCGCTGAGCGTGATCACGCCGGTGGTGTTGCTGACCGAGAACGCGGTGATCGGCGTCACCACACCGTTCGCCGCCTTGATGCCAGCCACGACCGAGCCAGCGCGCGGTTTGCGGATGCGCCTGCGCGGGGCCAGCGGATCGGAAGGCGAACCGTACCAGCGCGTGATCTGGTAGGTGCCTACGCCGGCATCGATCACCACTGCCTGCTGGTCGGCAAAGGTCGGGGATTCGATGTAATCGTTCGTCGAGAACTCCTGCCGGTCCGGCATGCGGAAGCCGCCGAACATGCCACCGCAGCGGTTGAACAGATCCACCAGCTCCTGCAGCGTGAAGGCGTAGGTCTTGTTGGTGAAGTCGATCTCGTAGCGACGGACAGGGTATGGATGACGCAGGCGGGTATAGGTGTTGTCATAGGCATCGACAACGACATCGACTGCATAGCCACCGCCAGCCGCGCTACCGTAGCTCTCGCAGCCCGGCAGCTGCTCTTCGAGGAACGGCATCAGGAATACCTCTGGCCGGAGCTGACGGCCCGTGCAACCTGGCGGGCGATAGCACCGCCGGCCTCCTGCGCCTCCTGCCGGGTGCGCGCGCCAGTCGAGATGTTGATGTTGTTGGTGGTGCCGCCGCCCATCATGCGGGCGGTATCGTTACGGCTGGTGACAAGCGCAGGTCCACGAACAAGCTCCGGGCCGTTCTCGCCGACGATGCCGAACTGGCCGGAGCCGATGCTGCCACCTCCATCGAAGAAGCCGGCGAACGTCGTAGCAAGGCCGGCCCAATCGATCCCGCCTTCGCGCTGACCGCTCTGCGTGGTGCTGCCGAAGATCGAGTCCATGATCTGCGCTGCAGCGGCCTCTGCAGCCATGCGCCGGATAACCTCGATGAATCCGTCGAGCATGCCGTCGAGGCCATCCTTGAACGGATCGAAGAGGTAGTCGGCGAGGTGGCCCTGAATGCCGCGCAGCGCCTCATCCCATGCGATCGAGATCTGGCTGGTGTCCTCGGCTGCCTTATCGAGATCTTTCTGGTACTGCTCGAACACGCGGCGCGATGCTTCGTCGTAGCCGCCGAGAATCGTGATCCCTTCGCGCTGCGCCTTGTTCAGCGTGTTCATCGATTCGATGTAACGCTCGAGCGTGGCCTCCTGCTCGGTCATCAGCCCGCGCGTCAGGCTGTCGACATCCTCCTGCAGCGCCTTGCGGTCCTCCTCGGCCTGCTTCACCGCCTCGACGGCTTCTTTCTCGCGCGCCAGTCCTTCGATATACGCCTGCTGTGCGGAGCTGATGCCGACCAGGTTGCCCTGCGTGATCTCATACCGCAGGCGCTCCAGCTCGGTCAGCTCCCCGGTGAGCGCGATCTCGCGAAGATACTGATCTACTTGGCTGTCGTAGGTAGACTGCAGCTGCTCGGCCGCCTTGCGCTGCTCGTCGAGGAACTTCGTGGTCTGCGCGCGCGCGTCCAGCTCCTGCTGCAGCGCGATCAGCTTCTGGCCTTCGCCTGCCAGCAGTCCATCGATCAGACCGTTCTCGATGTCATAGCGCAGCTGGGCGGCCTTGCCTACCTCGCCGTATAGATCAAGCTCGCGCTGCAGATCGGCCAGGCGTTTGGTGAACTCTTTCGATGGCCCAGCTGGTACGGAGGGTGCGGTACCGGTAACCGGTGAGGCAGTTCGGGCAGCCTCTTCGTCGACGATTTTCCGCAGTTTCGCAAGCTCGGCGCGCAGCTCATCCTCGCTGTAATACTCGACGAAGCCATCCTTGCCGAAGAAGCGCACGCGATCGAGGAAATCACCGGAGAGCAGCTTCTCGATGCTGCGGATCTGCTCTTCGGCGGAATCGTTCAAGCCGAGACCTTCGGCGAGCACACCACCAAGCCCGACCCACGCCGCTTCGAGGATTCCCGACTCTTTTTGCGCCGCCACCATCACTTCGGTAATACGGATGAACGACGGCAGAAGATCCTGGGCGATCGAGATGCCCAGCGCGCCGGACGACTTTTGCAGCCTGGTCAGGTTGTCGTTGAATTGCTCGGCAGCCGCGGCGGTTTCGCTGTCTATGATCAGGCCGAGGCGTTGCGCCTCATCAGCCATCGCCGCCAGCCCATCAGCACCGCCGTTCAGCAGCGGGATCAGCTTCGTGCCAGAGCGGCCGAACAGATCCTGCACCAGCGCCGCCTTCTGCGCGCCATCTTCCATGCCGGCGAAGGCGTCGGACAGCTCGCGGATCAGGTCGATATTTGACTTGATGCTGCCGTCTGCATTTTTCGCGGAGATGCCAAGCCGCTCAAACGCATCCGCGCCGGCGCCGGTACCATCGATGACCTCACCGACAGACCGGTTGAACCTGTTCATGCCGGCCGACACTTCTTCGATGCTGACGCCGGATAGCTCGGCGGCATAGTTCAGCGCGCCGAGATCCTCGACGGCGATGCCGACTGCCTTCGACTGCTTCGACAGCGCGTCGGCGGCGTCGATCGAGGCCTTCGTCTGCGCCACCGCCCAAGCAGCCGCACCGGTGCCGAGCGCGGCGAGCGCGACGCCGGTTGCCTTCGCCGTCTTGCGGATCTGCGCCATGCGCTTTTCCGACTCGCGCGCGGCCTTGTCCATGCCTTGAACGAATCCGCCAACCTTGGCGACAAGATCCAGCGTCAGGGTGCCTAGACTGCGTGAGGCCATTTATTTTCGCGCTCCCATCAGAATGCTCATCGCGTCCTCGATCTTCGCTTCCGGCTCGATGTAGTGAGGCATGAAATGAAACTGCTCTTTGTGTTCTTTGTAGTGCGCGTTGTGCAGCTTCATGGCGATCAGCCCGTTGCCCCACTCGACATGCTTGGCGAGATTCAGTGAGCCATGCTTATTTCGGTAGGCGATCCAGTCGAGAAATTCGACATGGCTCATCCGCTCTTTTGCTTCTGCGATCGTTCTCCCGCCGATTCCGTTCAGCACCAGTTCATGCCAGAACTCGTCGGCGGGTGTCAGTTTTTTGGTTCGGTCCGCCCGAAGCCATTGACGTCCTTGATCGCCTTCATAAGTACCGCAGCCAGCGACGGGTCGAGCTGGTAGGCGTCCGTGTAGCTGATCGACTCGACACCGCCTTCACCGAAGAAGACGCATTGCGAGATCAATGCCGCGCCGCGGCTCTTCTCGGGATCATCACCGTCGACAACGAGACCGCGCTCGACCTCACCGTAGGAGCGGCGCCGAACGTGGATCGTGAAGGTGTCGTCGACCTGTTCGCCTTCCGGCGTGGTGTGGCTCCAGGTGACCTCGTGGGGGATCGGGGCTGACGGCACAACACCGCCACGCTGTTTCAGTTGATCGAGATTCATTGAGTGGTCGCCATCGATGGGAGCGCCGGATGGCCGATGGCTTGGCCATCGCCGGCGCCAAGTGGAAAGGCTAATTAGCTGGCAGCTGCGATCAGCTGCGGTTCACCGGATACCTGAATGCCGATGCTCGACGTAACCTGCGCGTTCTGCTGGAAGCTGAACGGGTAGGAGTTCATGAAGCCTTCGAATACCAGCCAGGAGCGGTCGGTCGGCAGGTCGAAATCGCCAACGCTGTCGATGGTCGGATCGGAGTCGACAGTTTCCGACCAGCCCAGCGCCCACTTGAGCGTGGTGCCCGCGATCTTCAGCTGGTGAAGCCGCAGGTGCGTCGGGTTCTTGGGGTCAACGTTGATGCCGAACGTCGCAGTTCCGGGCGTAGCGAGGCCGGCCTCGTAGGTCCTCGCCAGATCTTCGAGGCAGGTGGTTTCGGTCTGATCGATCGACGTGTCGATTCCGTCGATCGAGGTGACACAGGCGATCTTGATCAGGCTGTCGTCGGCAGGGTCGATGGCGTAGAGCTGCGTGCCTTGGGTTTTCATGGTGGCTCCTTGACGGGTTTTCAGACATAAAAAAACCCGCCGAAGCGGGTTGGTGGTGTTGCTCGTTTCAATCAGCGATCAACGTACCAGTCGACGTCGAACGAAAGGCGATAGAGGTTGGTGTCAGGTTCTCGGCCGTCGCCGCGCCAGCCGACGATGTGCGCGAAAGGCTCTATCGCATTGCGCAGCGCCGCGGCGACAGCTCGAACCGAATCGGCTGTGTCGGCGTAGACGTCGACCTGCAGCGAGAAGAGATCAGCGTCCGGCCGCTGGTTCATGAAGTTTTCCGGCGCGCCACCGATCTGCTGCCACACGGCATACGGCCGAGGACCACCCTGCGGCGACTCGCCAAACGGGTAGAGGCGAACCGGGCTTGTGCCGAGCAGGGCGGTGACGGCGGCGGATGCTTTGCAGATGGCGAATATCGGCGGATACATCAGGCACCCAACTTATCGAGCTGGTTGATCAGTTCGTCAGCAGCAGTATTAGTGGCTTTGTCGACGTTCTCTGACATCGCATTGCGCATGAACGGCTGTGCACGCGCCTTGCTGGTGCCGAGCTCTATCATCCGCCAGTGTGTTGTGTTGCCGCCGGGCAGGCCGGTTGCTGTGCCTTTTTTCAGCGGCTTCGCGCCGCCCATCACGCCGACCCGCATGCCAAGGTCAGCCCCAGCGCGCTTCGCGCTTCGTGATGACATTGTTTGAGTAGTGATGTTCCTCGAGATCATATCGGCGGTTTCGGGATCATCGATTGCGCGAGCATTGACCCGTGCGGCATCCCGAAATACGTTCGCCCCTTTGCGCAGCGCAGCCCGAAGCCCGCGCTTCTGCAGCTTGCTCGGCAGCGTCGACATGCGGTCGATGGCGCGGTCGAGACCTTCGATTTTGAATTCAATCCCGTCAGCCATGCCGATGATCAACCTTCAATGTGACCTGCCAGGGCCGCGGCTTTCCGTGGAAATAAACTACCGAGGTACCGTGCGGAACTGATCGCCGGCAGTGCGCCTTGTAAGACCTGAACTGATCATCGAGCACCGCCGGTGTCTGCCCGAGATAATCACGAATAAAGGCCTGATCCCCCCATTTTGCTCGCGTTCTATACTCATCGATGTATCGCTCCGGAGACCGGGCGAAAGTTTCGTAGATTTTCACCGGAGGCACCGACCAAGCCATGCAGCCGCTGCCGAAATCGCCAGCGCGGTAGACATCAGACAGCATCCGAAATCGATCGAATACAACATCGATCCTACCAACGACAACCGTGTCCAGGTCGAGATAGAGCGTTGGGCCATTCAACAGATCGGGGCGGAACAGCTCCAGCTTGCTCCACCAACCGGGCCACCGATGCAACAGCGGCACCGCCTCGATATCCGGTCGATTGACAGCATCGTCGGTCAGGCAACGCACCTGGGCCCCGGGGTTATGACGACGGATCGTGTCGACCAACGCATACAGATGGCGCGGCCGATATTCTGGGCCGCGCTTTAGAACGCACGCGATCTGCATACGATGATGTGATGCTTCGGTTCAGCTTTCGAATACTCGATATTGAAGTGGCATTCCAGCGCGCCGAGCCACCAATCAAGGCCCTTCACAGTGAGGTGCAGCGTCTCGCCAATTTTCTCGCCCTCATGACAGCGGAAGTTCGCGATCTGGAAATAACAGCGCTCGACGTGCTGCGCGATGTTTACGAGAGTTTGCCCGACACGTTCAGTAGGGATGTGCTCCATCACGTCAGCGCAGAAGCCGAACGGGTAGCGGGCGAAATCAACCGGCAGATCCCACAGGCACGCCTCAATGAACGGGCCGTCGAATTCCGTGCACGCCTCCCGCACAAGATCGACGCCAGCAGCTTCAAAGCCCTCGGCAGCGAGTGCTGCAGCAACACGACCGGTGCCGCAACCGAGATCTACGACGCCAGCACCTGGTGGCATCTTGAGCAGTACCAGCGCCTGCGGTAGGAAGCGAAGCCCGGGCGAGCGCGCGCGATAGCTGTCGTGTCGCCACATGCGAGAGTACTTGTCGCGCTCCGCCACTGTTACTGCATCAGCCACGTCATACCCTCTTCGATAGTCATTTGCGGTACACCTCCCATGCGGCCGCAGCTCACCACCTCAATTTGGTCGATCGCGGTGGCAAATAGCAGGGGCAGGTGGCTCAGATTGTTCGGTTCGCCGCCTTCAGCGCGCGGCTCTTGGGTTGCATCGACACCAACCAGCGCTACGCGGCGAGCTCCGAGGTGGTACGCCAACCCCAGCGCGCCCCATGCACTATTACCTGTGTGGATTTTTCCCGACTTTACGCACAAGCGCGGGACTGCCTGCCAGCGGCGCAGCCAGCCCTCCGGCGACTTCGGTTCGCAGGTAAAGCGCCTTGTCGAACACACTCTCTCGAAGCGCCGCACATGTGGCGGCAGCTGCGGCCAGTCAGCTGGCACGGCGGCGCAGTACTTGACGCCCGTTCGCGGATTGCACCAGCGGCGACGATTCGCTGCCGATGGGTCGAGCGTGAACCAGTAATCAGCGCGAGGTACCCACTCGATCGCGCCATTGACGGCGATTACCAACACGCCATCGGGCGGCACGAACCCAGCGGCGCTCGGGCCGGAGGCAACGATGACGGCGCGCTCATGTGCCATCATTGACACCATCGGTACAGCGCAGCCGCCATTCGCGGCGCGCGGTTTTATCCGTCTCTGCACTGCCGATGTTGTAAATGCGGCCATCCCACAGGATGCGCCAGCGGTAAAGCTCAATTCGATCGACCGAGAACCAACGGCAGTTGATGCGCGCGGCCGTCTCTGCCTGCACCGTGCCCGATTCGCGGAACTCGCGTCCCGGGCCGGTCAACACCTCGGCTGGCACACTGGCCATGCCGGCAACGGTTGTCCATGTGATCTTGACCTCACCGGTTTCGCTGTCCTGCTCATGCACCGGCCGCTGGAACGCGATGCGGTGGCGGTAGCGCTGGCCGAGGGTCATACGCCAAGACCTACGCGATAAGGCATCCACAACGATTCGGCAGCGGCGCGCCACTGGGGCCGCTTGGCAGGGTCGCTCTCGTCGTAGTCAGCGCGCACCATGCAAATAACGCCGCGCACCACATCAGGCGCCACCGGGTCGCCATCGCTCGGCACCTCTTCCGACGATGAATCAGAGGGGTATTCGAGCGGCAGCGTCGGCAGCTGCGAACGGTTCAGAAACCGCATGCACTCCTGCTCCGCCGAGTCGATCAGCGATTGCAGCAGCAGATCGTCGTCGTCATGGATGATGCGCAGGTCGGCTTTCACCATCTCCAGCGTTACCTGACTCAAAGCACATCCTCCAGCGCCGCGCGCCTGAATAGGCGCAGCGATGTTTCACGCGAACAGTTGATGATCTCGATACCACGCAGGCGGTCGCGCGTTTTACGGAACTGCTCTGGCCACTTCGGCAGGCTGCCGGCATTGCCAAGCCCCGCCGGGTGCCGCCCATGCCAGTGCACCTCGCCGGCAGTCAACTGGCAGTCATAGCCCAGCAGCACCAGCTTGGCGGCGCCGAACATGCCTGCCATCTGCATCAGCGCCGCCCCGCTGTTACCGGGAGTCTGCAACGTGATGCGTCTGGCGCCGTGTTTCAGGCAATCGGCTGCTGTCGTGAACCGATCGCCACTGAATTTCTCGGCCGCTTCCCGGCCGTACTCTTTCCACCAAACCCGATCCATCGCGAACAGAACATCTGCCCACGGTGTCAGTCGGAAAGTGGTGTTTGTGCAGGCAACGAATCTTTGCGAGGACGGCCCCGCTTCTTCGCGCCACTGCCGGACTCGTTCACAGTCGTCTGCGGTGAGGCTTGGACCACTGGCGATGCAGACGACGGTTGCGCCTCCCCAGCGGCCTTCGAAGGGCGCTCTCTGCTGTCGATCACTTTGACTAACCGTTTGCGCTCGAGCGCCTGCGCAATGCGCGGCGACACCTCGAACCGATCACCCAACCTGCGGCGGCCGGTGTGCTCAAAATTCTTGATAGCTTCTACTTCAGCCACTCTGAATCCCCCAAAAAGAAGAGGCGGCCGAAGCCGCCCCTCTTTCATCGGTGGTGCAATTACGACGATGCGAGATCGTCGAAGTCGCCTGCAACGAATGCAGCCGGGCGGTAAACCGTCAGGCCGACACGCTCTTCCGCCAGGATCTTCACCATGTTCTTGATGAAGTCGTCCTGATCCTGCGTTGCCAGTGTGATGGTCAGCTCCTCGCGATCCCAACCTTGCACCGCGAGGCCACCACCAAACACGCCAACGAGGAAGTCACCTGCACCCATCGCCGTGGTCGGAACCACGTTGCGACCCCACAAACCAGGAAGAGTCTGGTTGCGCGGGTTGGCGAACATGTAAGCGTGCTCGCCCGAGGTCTTGAGCAGCTCGATGTTGGTCCAGTCGACCGGGTTGAGGATGATCGCGTCCGGCGAGTACTCGGACAGCTCGACCTGCAGCATCGCCAGGCGCAGGCGATCGATCTGCGTTTCGTTCACCACCGAAGCACCAGCCGGCTGGCTGTAGGCCGTTGCCTGGGTGAAGATGCCGTCGATGTTCAGGCCGACGCCCGAACCGTTCAGCAGCTGATCCTCTTCCTTCAGCTTCAGGCCGTTGCGCAGCTTCACATCGATGAACGAGCGCAGCATCGCCGCATCGCTGAGCACCTGCTTCGAGGCGTGAATCCAGTGCGCAATAGTCGCCACTGGCACCGAGTCGGCTTCGAACGTGATGTTCGATTCCGGCTTGCCTGCCGACGGGTTCTCCGACACCGGCCCGGCGCTGTTGGTGAAAACCAACTCGCGAACGAACTCAATGGAGTTGGAGGTGGTGCGGCCGAAAGCGATCAGATCGCGAATCGTCAGCCGGCGCAGCGGAACATCAACAATGCCGCCAACGCGATAAGGAACGATCAGATCGCCCGCCGAACCAGAGCCTTCAGTGATGACGTTCTTCACGTCGATGCTGAGGCGGGTGCTGTTCTGGCGCTGCGCGAATGCCGCGAACTCTTCGCTTTCGACGAATTGCTCACCCATCGATTTCGGTGCCGCATGACGTCCAACGCCGCCCTGCTCGATCATCGCCAGCTTCTGCTCGGCCGATTGCAGGTTGGCCTGCAGCTCGCCTTGCTTGGTCAGCAACTGGTCGACTTTAACGCGGGTTTCTTCGGAGAGCTGAGCATGCGCCTTGATCTCTTTCTGCGCTTGCTCGGCCATGGATTTCACATCGTCGCCGATGCGCTTGAGCTCCTGCTCAATCTGAGTAGTCATTTCGATGATTCCTTTTACAGTGAGAAGTTTTTGAGCGCGGACAAGGCCGCCCCTGTCACATCGCCCGGATCTCCCTGAGCGGTCACGCCAGGATCCCCCGAGGCGCCGCCAGCCCGGAGGCTGGTCTTGAATTCCGAAAGAAGTCGCAGCGCTTCGTTCTTCGGCATGCCGGAAGCACGAAGGGCTGATTCGATGCGGCGCACAGCGCTGGCGGATGCCCGCCCGCCATCGCTCTTTACCTGGTCTGATTCGAGCAGGGCATCTGCAAATCCTTGCTCAACTGCGGCGCTACCGCCGATCCATGTCTCGGCATCCATCAGCTTCGCCGCGGCCTTTGCATCGATGCCGGCACGTACGGCATAGATATCGGCAGCCGCCATGTCGAACGGCTCCAGCGTTTCAGACAGATCACGGAAGTCATGCCGGTTGCCCATGCCGATGGTCCAGGTGTTGTGCACCATCAGAAATGCAGCGCGGCCGATCTGGATGGTGTCGCCAGCCATCGCAAGCACCGATGCGGCAGAGGCTGCCAAGCCGAGCACCTTTACTGTCACTTCGCCTTGGTGTTCACGCAGCAGGTTGTAGATCGCCAGCCCCTCGAAGAAATCGCCCCCAGGGCTGTTCACGTTGACCGTCACCGGTCCCTTACCCATTGAGCGCAGTGCGCCGGCAATCCGCTTCGCGGTCACACCCTCGCCCGTCCAATAGTCGAAGCCGATGACGTCGTAGATGCTGATCGAGCGTTCATCGTCGTCTGCAGCCGCGTGCACTCCGGAATCCCAGCGCTCCAGCGCTAGGGGCGATAAATACGGGCGCACGTCTGCCCGAGGCCGCCCCATCGGAACGGCCGGCAATGCTCGGATGGTCATGGTTTAGTCCTTCGTGGGATCTTCGGAGAGGCCGAGGAATGCGCGAAAAGCCGCGCGGGTTTGCTTTGCATCGGAAGCAGAACCAATCGAATCGAGCGTGGTCATCGCTGACTGCACCGTCAGCACCGCCGCATTGCCACCCATCGGCGCACGATCCTCCAGCTCACGCACCTCATCGCGCGTGAAAATCCCTCTATCCACCATCGCGCCAAAAAACGTGGCGCGGCCCGCGCTGTCGGCGCGCAACAAACCCTCAACTGCGAATTTCGGGTAGAAACGCATGCGCTCTGATGCGGTGAGTAGATCCTTACTGATCGATTGCTCGATACGCTTCAGCCACGGCCCTAGCGTGAATGTCAGGAAGCCGATCATCTGCTGCTCGATCCCGCTACCCCAGCTGGTCGATTTCTCGCTGTGCCCGACCATGAAAGGCGGTACGCGGAACCAGCGGCAAACCTCTTCGACGCTGAACCCGCGCGATTCCAGCAGCTGGGCGTCGTCGGGATTGATGCCGATCGTGTCTGCAGACATGCCGCCTTCGAGAAGCGGCGATTTGCCAGCGTTTATTGATCCGGATATCTCCTTCAGGCTCTCGCGGAACAGCGTGCGCTGGTCTGGCGTCAGTACTTTTTCCATTTTGAAATAGACGGTCGGCATCAACCCATTCTTGAACGTCGCGCTCGCCGCCCCTTCCGCCGCCAGCGCTGCGCCGAACACGTTGGCACCAGCCCTGATCGCGCTCACGCCGCACTCGCCATCAATGCTGAATCCAGGCACAGCCCAAATTCGTTCAGTAGGAATAACCCGCTGGATGCCGCCGGCTTCGGTATATCGATACTCCCGCTGTCCGCCAGAGCCTCGCGTGATCGAGAGGCGCGAGGGAGAAAGAAAGCGCAGCCCCACCAGTCGCGATCCGGCCATCAACTTTTCGGCGTGCCCCATACCGCGCAGCAGCATCGCTGCAATCATCGATTCCCAAAATACAGCAGCCGTGCTGTTCGGGTTGGGCTGGTCGTGGATGATCATGTGCAGCGGGTGCTGCGGTGCCACTGTGCGACCGCTACTCTGCTTCTCGTATATCGACAGCGGAAGGGTAGCGATAGTCTCAGCAATCAAGCGTGTGCATGCCCAAGCTGCAGACAGAGACAGCACTGATCCCTCGTTGACACACGCGCCGCTGGTCGACGTAATACTGGCGAAGCCGTTCCAGAACTGGTCATCGGTCAGGCTGATCGGCACACCTAGCCAATTCAACACCGCAGACTTGATACGCCCCGGCTTTTTCGTCGCTGCGTTCTTCATACGATGATCGGTGCGCTCAAAAAGTCGTCGATGTTTTCTTCATCGGTCGAGACCATGCTGCGCCCCACCGCCATCACTGCCGCAACGATCAAATCCACGCGACCCGTTGCTTTCTCTTTCGAAATTTTCCGGTTGCCTGCCGGGTCACTGACTACTACTGCGTTCGCAGCGCACCAGGTGAGAACCGGGTGGCCATCGTGCGCAATCGTGTTGTTCAGCATCTGGCGCTCCAGCTCGTCGACGGCAGGCGCCATGTCTTTAAAGCCTTGCCCGAATGGCACCAGCGTCGGCAGCGTCATGCCTTCGTCTTCTGCCAGCTGTTTGAGATCTTCGATGCGCCAACGGTCGTAGGCCAGTTCGGATATCTCAAACATGTCTGCCAGCTGCACGATGCGCCGCAACACATGAAACTTGCTGATCGCGCGCCCCGGCGAGACTTCGAGATAGCCAGCCTTCTGCCACGACAGGTACGGCACGCGGTCTTTGTCTTCTTTGTCTTTCAAGCCGACTTCAGGCAGCCAGCAGAACGGCAGCAACCGTGTTACTGGATCGTCAGCGGTTGGCTCGAAAGCCAACACCAGCGCTGTCAGGTCAGTGGTGCTACTGAGGTCGAGACCGCCAACGCAGCGGCGCCCCAGCAGATCATCGACGCTGTAGGGGTGCTCGCAGCCCCTCCATACGTCGTAGGAGATCCACGGCGACAGCGACTCGACCCACATGCAGAAGTTGAGGCGCTTGACCACCGACTCTTTACTCGGCATGCCACGCGCTTCACGCACCTGCTCGCGCAAATACTTGTGCTGAATCGTGACGCCGAGCGATGGGTTCGCTTTCGGCCAACAGGTTTCGTCTTCGAACGGATCATCTTCAGGGTCCAGCGCGCAGACGTAGCCGAAAAACGAGTCATCCTCTTTCGCGCCGCTGCAAACCTGCGCGGCGTAGTCGTGATATTCGTAGCAGACCGACTGCCGGTTGCTGCCACTGTTGGTGATCATGAAGCTGAGCGCCTGTCGCCGGCCCTTGGTGCCGGCGCGAAGCATCTCCACCATCCGGCCATCGCGGTGCTCGTGAATCTCATCGAGCAGGATGATGTGCGGGCGCGGACCCGACTGACCGTCATCGGATGCGATCGGCCGGAAGTAGCTCGACGTGTCGAGATACGCGAGGTTCCACTCCTTACCGGTGCTGCCGCTCTTGCGAATGCGCTGGCCAAGTTCAGGCGAGAGCTCAACCATCGCGACGGCATCGCGAAACAGCACCATCGCCTGGTCTTTCTTTGTCGCCGCCGCGTAGATCTCGGCACGGTGCTCGCCGTCGGCTACCAGGCCATACAGCCCGACCCCGGCGGCGAGCGGCGATTTTCCGCTGCCCTTGCCTGTCTCTACGTAGGC